AACAGGGACACGATGTAACGATTATTGATAATCTTACAACAGGAAGTCAAAAAACATTAGACCATTTACAGGAACATGGATGGAATGGAAAATTTTTGAATTCTGATATAGGCAACATTACTAAAGTTTCTCCTTTTCTTCAAGAATTAGATATCGATATATGTTTTCACTTCGCAAGTTATATTTCTGTAGGGGAGTCTGTCAAAGCACCTCTTAAATATTTTGAAAATAATGTTGGACAATTTCCACTATTCTTATCTGCTATTACATTCTTAGGAGTAAAGAAATTTGTTCTCTCTAGTAGTGCCGCGGTTTATGGTGATAAAAAATCCACAGAAGCAATTGTAGAATCAAGTTCTTTGCACCCTACAAGTCCATATGGTACAACTAAAGTTATGTTAGAACAAATATTAGAAGCCTATTCAAAAAGTAATACAAATTTCAAATATGCATCGTTGAGATATTTTAATGTAGCAGGGTGTAATATGGAAGGAAAGATTGGAGATTTTAATTTCGATGGAAAAGAGAATCTAGTTCCTATGTGTTTATCAGCATTGGCAGGAGTCAAAGATAAAATAAAAATATACGGAACAGACTACAACACAAAAGACGGAACATGTATAAGAGATTATATTCATGTAGACGATTTGGCAAATGCACATATATCCATAATGGACAAACTAGACAACAATTGTTATAATGTGGGCAATGGAATCGGTTATTCTGTCCGTGAAATAATTTCTTCTTGTCTAAAAGTATGCGGTTCAGTATACAGTAAAACAATTAAAGTAGAAGAATCCGACAGAAGAGATGGCGACCCAGAATATTTGTGTGCAGACCCTGCCGAATTTAAAAAGAAAACAAAATGGTCGGCAAAAATAACAGATGTAGATGATATAACACGGTCGGTGTGGAATTGGATTAAAAAGATAAAACATCTTCCTTGACAAATTTTAAATTTGAAGTATAATATAACCATGACAAACATGAATAACTTATCATATAAAGATTATATAACAACCGGTCTTGAATCACTTTCTAAAAACTTCACCGTAAAGACATATAAACTTGCCTGCCAAGAAGACTGGAAAGGTTTTGAAAGAGGCAAAGATTTAAGAGTACAAATACAATGGAAAGGCGAATGTATTTGGGAATGGATACTAGAAAAGAGTTTTTGGATACAAAGAAATACCAATAAAGAAGATAGAGTTTATATGCGTAATCACGCAGATATAAAATTAAATGCTTGTAAAAATGCCATTTCAAAAAAGAAAACTGAGGGTTATATACCGAAAACAAAAATGTTTTTAAAAGAAAAAACCAAAATAGGACAGACACAAGAACTTTTTGAAAAGATGAAAAGCAAATGATTCTAATTGATAATAATCAACTTTTAATAGCAAACATTTTTAATCTTATCAAATATGGCGATATTGAAGATACAGGACTATTAAGACATATGTGCCTGAACACATACAGAATATACAACCATAAGTTTAAACAAGATTATGGAGATATAATAATCTGTCATGATTCTCCATATTGTTGGAGAGCAGAATCTTTTAAACATTATAAAAAGAATAGAAAAAAGGCGAAAGAAGAATCACCCCACGACTGGAGTAAAATATTCGATTCAATGATGATAATTAAATCTGAAATAGAATCCGTTTTTCCTTGGAAAAATGTTTCTGTGGCAAAAACAGAAGCAGACGATATTATTGCCACTATTTGTAAACACTCTTTACCAATAGAACCTGTCGTTATAGTTTCTAGTGATAAAGACTTTCAACAACTACAAAAATATTCTAATGTAAAACAATGGAGTCCAAATAAGAAAGACTTTTTAGTATGTGATAACTCAGAAGAATATTTAAAAGAACACATTATTCGTGGTGATTCTTCGGATGGAATTCCTAACATTCTTTCAGAAGAAGATACTTTTGTAAAGGAAGACAAAAGACAAAAACCCATGACAAAAAAGAAGATGACAGAAATAAAAGAAAACATAGAAACCTATAAAAAAACAGATAGATGGAATCAAAATAAAACTCTAATAGATTTTGAAGAAATACCAGAAGAAATTGAAAAAGAAATAATTAAAGAATATAATAAACCGCACAATAAAGAAACAAACAAAATATTTCCATATTTAATGGAACATAAACTTGTAGAATTGCTACAAACAGCAGAGGAGTTATATTGAAAATTTAAAATGTCAAGAAATAAAAAAAGACAAAGAAACAGTTATGACGCAGATGACCGATTCGACCTTCGTAAAAGTGCAAAAAGAAAAAGTAAACACGGAAGAAAAAAAGATAAAAAATATTTAAGAGATATGTTACAAGGTGATATTGACAAAGATGCATATCATGAGTATAATGATAACAAGAGATAAAAACATAATGGAGATTATATTATGACTACAACCGCAACTGGAACAACAATTTCAAACGACACATTAGAAGTGCTTAAAAACTTTTCTTCTATTAATTCTAATATTTTAGTAAAAGAAGGAAACACACTAACAACAATATCCCCTGTCAAAAATGTAATGGCAAGGGCAAATGTTACAGAATCATTTGACCAAGAATTTGGTATTTGGGATTTAAATAAATTCCTTGGAACTATTTCATTGTTTGAAGACCCAGAATTTATGTTTGAAGAAAAATCAGTTACAATAGAGTCTAAAAAGAATAACAGTTCTGTACAGTATTATTATTCTGAACCTTCTCTTTTGACAACAGTAAACAAGACAATTAATATGCCAGAAGTGGTGGTTGAATGTGTACTTACTCAATCCCATTTTAATGACATTCTAAAAGCATCTTCTGTTCTTCAGGTTAATGATATTGCTATTCGTTCAAATGGAGATTCTATTGAATTGGTAGCAATGGATAAATCTGATAAAACAAGTAATAGTTATTCAATTGAAATAGGTAATCTAACAAACCAAGACCAAGATTTTATTTTCTATTTTAAATCAGACAACCTTAAAATGTTGCCTGGCAGTTATGATGTAAGAATTACAGAAAAAGTAGTAAGTGAATTCAAACACCATAGCAGAGATTTGACATATTGGGTTGCATTAGAAAGTGATTCAAGTTATTCATCATGAAAAAGGCACTAATTACTGGAATAAGTGGACAAGATGGTTCTTATCTTACAGAACTTTTATTAGAAAAGGGATATGAGGTACATGGAATTGTCAGAAGACATTCTACCGCAGAAAATCAAACCGCAAGAATAGAAAAGTGGCATGGTCATGAAAGATTACACTTGCACTATGGAGATATGACTGATGTTTCATCGTTGATTCAAATCATACAAAAAAGTGAACCAGACGAACTTTATAATATTGCGGCACAATCTCATGTAAGAATTAGTTTTGATATTCCAGTTTATACAGCAAGTGCAACAGCAATGGGTCCACTTCATATATTTGAAGCGGTTCGTATTGTAAATCCAGACATTAAAATCTATCAAGCATCATCATCTGAAATGTTTGGTAACTGTATAGATGAAGATGGTTTCCAGAGAGAAACCACTCCCATGAATCCAGTAAGTCCATATGCGTGTGCAAAAGTATTTGCATATAATATTGCAAGAAATTATAGAAACTCGTATGGAATGTTTATCAGTAATGGCATACTTTTCAATCACGAATCTCCAAGAAGAGGTTCTAATTTTGTTACAAGTAAAATTGTAAAGGGTGCAATCGCAATTGCCAATGGAGAAGCAGAAAATCTTGCTCTTGGCAATTTGGATGCAACAAGAGATTGGGGACACGCGAAAGATTATGTTAAAGCAATGTGGATGATGTTGCAAGCAGACCAACCAGATAATTATGTTTGTTCTACAGGAGTATCTCATAGTGTTCGTGATTGTTGCGAATATGTGTTTAAAAAACTCAATATGGATTATAAAGATTATGTCGTATTAGACAAAAGATTTCTACGACCAGAAGAACTAAAAGATTTAAAAGGCGATTCTACAAAACTACGAACCGAACTTGGATGGACTCCCGAATATACTTTTGAAACTTTAATGGACGATATGATTGTAAATGAAGAGGGATACACCAAAACATTTAGAGATGTTCATGTGCCTTATGACACAGTGAGATAATTATGACTACAATGACAAAAGATTTTTTATGGGTAGAAAAGTATAGACCCACTACAATTGAAGAATGTATTTTACCTAAAGATATTAAAGAAACATTTGAAGGAATGGTTTCCAGTGAAGAAGTGCAAAATCTTCTTCTGTCTGGTGGCGCTGGATGCGGAAAGACAACCATTGCAAAAGCACTTTGCAACGAGATGGGTCTTGATTGGATTATTATCAACTGTTCTGAAGATGGAAATATAGATACACTACGAACAAAGATTCGCAATTTTGCCAGTAGTGTATCCATTTCTGGTGGAAGCAAAGTAGTAATACTTGACGAATTTGATTATGCAAATGCACAGAGTATGCAACCTGCACTTCGTGGTTTCATTGAAGAGTTCTCTAAGAACTGTAGATTTATTCTGACTTGTAATTTTAAAAATAGAATAATTGAACCTTTACACTCTCGGTGTACAAATATAGAATTTAGAATTCCTAATACAGAAAAACCAAAATTAGCATCTAATTTTTTAAAGAGGATAGAATATATCTTGGAAGAAGAAGGTGTAGAATACGAACAAAAAGTATTGGCACAATTGGTGATGCGACATTTCCCAGATTTCAGAAAAGTAATAAATGAACTACAAAGATATTCCGTTGCGGGTGTAATAGATATTGGAATTCTGTCAAAGGTAGGCAGTATTAAAATTAACGAATTGACTACTGCGATGAAATCTAAAACATTTTCAGATGTTCGTAAATGGGTTGTTGAGAATTTAGATAATGACCAAACACGAATCTTCCGAAAGATTTATGATGGGTTGTATGAAACTATGGAAGCACAAAGTATTCCAAGAGCAATTCTTATTCTTGCAGATTATCAATATAAGTCTGCATTTGTGGCAGACCAAGAAATTAATCTTACAGCATGTTTGACAGAACTTATGATAGAGTGTGAATTTAAATGAATCAATTAAATGTTATTGGATATAAACCACTACCACCACAAGTAACAATAAAAGAATCATCAATTGATGGATTAGGTCTTTTTGCTGTCGAGCAAATTGAAGAGGAAACTATAGTGGGTTTAACCCACAAGAGTGATTTCAGTTTTGAGAATGGATATATTAGAACTCCGTTAGGAGGATTCATAAACCATTCCAAAGAACCAAATTGTAGATTAATCCCAAGACCAATTGAAAATGGTTTTGTTTTATATTTAGAAACATTAAGAACAATTAAACAGGGCGAAGAAATAACAACGAGATATTCTATATGGAGGCAAACACATGCATAAAGGATTTAAACCATACGGCGATTGTGTCATAATTGAAATGTGTGAAAATAAAACCACAACAGACGCGGGTATTATTTACGAATCAAAGAAGAACATACCGTGGATAAAAGGTAAGGTTCTTTCAATTGGTCAAGGTTTGAAGGATGAAAAGGGAAATGTATTTCCCGCGGACTTTAAAGTAGATGACTATGTAGTATTCGATAAAAGAAATGGTGTAGAATCTTATGAAGGATTAGCGGTAGTGAAGATTCAGTCAATCGTTGCAATAGTAGATAAAGATTCAGAGATATCAGCATGAAACTTGGAGATTATTTAAAGGCAATAAATTACACCAAAGAGAATATAATGGATTCAGAAGACGAGTATATTGAAAAATCTTACACCCCATTTATAATTAATAGGTGCTTGTCCTTTTTTCCAGATACTATTATTCAATCAAATGAAATGAATAAAAACTGTCAACTTGACAAGAAAATGCAATTTGATTTTTTAAAAGGATGTATAAGAAAGAGTAAAAGATTTAGTCCGTGGATAAAGGAAAATCTACCAGAAAATATAGATTTGGTGAAAGAATATTTTAACTATGGTAATAAAAAGGCAAAAGAAGCATTAGAAATCTTGTCGGATAAAGATTTAGAACAAATTAAGATTAAACTCTCTAAAGGCGGAAAAATATAAATAAGAGAAAGAATAAACATTATAAAGAGAGTGATTAATCATAATGGAAGAACAAAACATACAAATATCAGATTTGGTCGAAATAGAACTATTTGAAGATGATGATTTTCTTAAAATAAAAGAAACATTGACTCGAATAGGTATCTCGTCAAGAAAAGAAAAGAAACTATATCAATCTTGCCATATCCTACACAAAAGAGGCAAATATTATATTGTACATTTCAAAGAACTATTTTCACTGGATGGTCTTGAAACTGATATATCAGAAGAGGATATAGGTAGAAGAAATTGTATCGCAAATTTATTAGAGGAATGGGAATTGTGTGATATTGTAAACCCAGAAAAGACTGAAGAACCTCTTATAAATATAAGACAAGTAAAGATAATATCTCACAAGGAAAAGAATGAATGGGAACTTTGTCCCAAGTACCACATTGGTCGTAATTAAATAATATTGGAGTTTTTATAATGAAAATTGATATTCGTAATGTTAGGTGTCGTTGGGTAAATCTCGACAGTGCCGAAGAAAATGCTAAAAAGATGGAAGAGCAATTCAAGCAAATTGGTTTAAAAAACCATGAACGACTATCTGCTAGAATAGTAGAACCTCCTCCAGAAACACCCAAAACAATATACCATTATCGAGGATGTGCCCAATCTCATATTGATATTTTAGAGGGTGAAAAAGATGTTCCACTTCTTATTCTAGAAGATGATGCTAAAATAACTGAATGGTTCAATCCAATTATAGATAATCTACCAGAAAATACAGACGGTGTTTATTTAGGTGTATCACACGGAGATGGAAGATATTTCGCACAAGACATTGGTAACAATTTAGCAAAAATATCTGGTGTGTTTGCAACACATGCTATTCTATATCTAACAGAAAGATATAAACAAGCAGTAATTGAAACAGCAAAAGATTTTGTATACAATAAAAATACTCCATTTGATTTGGGGTGTGCAATGTTGCAACAACACTTTAATGTAGTTACCCCACACTTGCCATATTTTTATCAAGCAGACGAAAGAGATAGTGCAAACAAGTGGGAGAACCTCACAAAACAACCATTAAGAATGATGGCGCAAAATGCAGGTGCATTAGGACCTGGATTTGGTGCAGGACCACAAGGAGTATAATATGTTAAGTTTTCCACGACTAGGTGATTATGGTTATCTTGGTAATGCAATGTTTCAATATTCTGCATTACTTGGTATAGCAGATAAAACAGGATTAAATCCTGTGTATGATTTCAAAAAGAAAGGAACGATGTGTACATTACATGATGTATTCGACCTAACCAAAGTTGAAGATGTAGAACATCATATACAAGTCCATTCTATTAGAAAAATTATTAAAGAGCCGTATTTTCATTTTTCTGAAGATATGTTTTCTATAGAAGATAATGTTGGATTGAATGGATATTTCCAATCAGAAAAATATTTCAAACACATAGAGGATGACATCAGGTCACAATTTAAATTTTCTAAAGATGTAGAAAAAGCATGTGAAGAAAATATAAAGGGCTCAATACAACAAACAGAAAGTAAATCTATAATCGGAGTGCATATTCGGTTGGGAGATTATCAAGCATTGGAACATATATATGTGCCTCTTCTGAAGACATCATATTATAATGATGCTATAAATTTTATTAATACGAATGTTGAGGGGAAGAAAACTTATCTTATACTTTCTGATAATATTGAAATGTGTCAGCAAATATTTAAGGGAAGTGATGATTTCATTTTTGCCTCTGGCGGAAGTCCAGAACAAGACATGTGCTTGATGTCGAAGTGTGACCATAATATAATCGCAAACAGTTCTTTCAGTTGGTGGGGAGCATGGTTAAATAATAATAAAGATAAGAATGTAATAGCACCCACCAATTGGTTTGTTCCTAATAAAAAGGATGTAAAAGATACAAAAGATTTGTATTGTGATGATTGGATTAAACTATAAGTGAAGGATTTATATTATGATTTCTGTTTATGGTTCTAGTGGATTTGTGGGGTCAGAATTTTGTCGAAAGTTTTCAGACAAAATAATTAAAATTCCGAAAGAACAAAATCAACCCAAAACAAATGAATTGTTGTATCTTATAAGCACGGTACACAATTACAATGTACACGATAAACCCTTTTTGGATATTGATACAAATCTAACAAAATTGGTTTCTGTTCTTGTTGCTTGTAGAGAAAGACAAGAACAAACAGGAGAACAGGTCACAATCAATTTCGTCAGTTCTTGGTTTGTGTATGGTGCTAATAACGAAATCCCAGTTAAAGAATCTGACCCATGTGAACCAATGGGATTTTATTCAATAACAAAATATGCGGCAGAAAGATTATTAATTTCTTATTGTAAAACATTTAATATGAAATATAGAATATTTAGATTGGGTAATGTAATAGGAAAAACGGCAACTAAAGTATCCATTAAAAGAAATGCATTACAATATTTAATAAAATGTTTAGTGGACGGAGAAGATATTAAACTATACAACAAAGGAAGTGATATACGAGATTTTATTCATGTGTCAGATTGTTGTGATGCAATTAATTGTTGTATAGAAAATGGCGAAGAAAATGACATTTTTAATATAAGCAATTCTATACCACACAGTATAGGAGAATTGATAGAACATTCTCAATCTATATTTGAAACCAATAGTAATATAGAAATGATTAACCCACCAGAATTCCACAAAGCAGTACAAGTAAAAGATATGCTAATGGACAATTCAAAATTAATTTCTTGTGGATATGAACAAAAGATTCCCATTAAAGATGCAATTTTGGATATAACGAAAGATTATTTAAATGGTAACTGAAACAAAAACTAGAACTGTTATTAAATCTATATTTTGGAGAATTGTTGCCACATTAAACAGTTATCTTATATTGATGTCTATGATATCTGATGTTCACATTAAAAATGCCATAATGATGAATATTACTGGTTTTGTAGTTTATTACTTATATGAAAGAATTTGGAATAAGATTCCATACGGAAAAAGGAAAATAGAATGAAAAAAATAATGATTGTTGGTGGCGCCGGATATGTGGGAACAAAATTAAGTCATGCCCTTTTTAATAGGGGATATGATGTATCTGTTGTTGATTTGTTTTGGTTTGGAAACCATTTAGATAAAAATATTACAACACACAATAAAGATGTATTTGCTCTTGAAGAAAAAGATTTAAAGGGTTTTGACAGTGTGGTTTTTGTCGCAGGATTATCTAACGACCCAATGGCAGAATATTCTCCAGGAGAAAACTTTATATCAAATTCCGCCGCTCCTGCGTACCTTGCTTATATTGCAAAACAAGCAGGAGTAAAAAGAATGGTATACGCCAGTAGTTGTTCTGTTTATGGATATGCAGTAGATGAATTCTATGACGAAACAGGACCAACCACAGCAGAGTATCCATATGGTATTTCCAAACTTCAGGGAGAAAAATCAGTAATGTCAATGGCAGACGATTCGTTTTCTGTTATCTCTCTTAGAAAGGGAACAGTATCTGGATACAGTCCAAGAATGAGATTAGATTTGGTTGTAAATGCGATGTTCAAATCAGCACTACAAACTGGAACTATAACAGTAAACAACCCATCAATTTGGCGACCTATACTTTCTATAGATGATTGTATATCTGCATACATCAGAGCAATTGAATCGGGGTTGGAAATATCTGGGGTGTTTAATATTGCATCTGAAAATTATACTGTTGGTGAGATAGGAGAAATTACGGCAGAAACCATAAGTAAAACGATGAAACGAAAAGTTGAAATTGATATTAAAAATGTTTATGATGTTAGAAACTATAAAGTAGATTGGTCTTCATCAAAAACTGTTTTGGGGTATTCTCCAAAGGGAAATGTAGAAACCATAGTGGAACAATTAATAGAAAATGTAGATAATTTTATTGATTTTGACAATGACATATACTACAATATACGGACATTTATTAATTCAAAGGAACAAAAAGTATGATTGATGCAACTATTGAATCTCAAGAAACCGATATATTAAAATTAGTCAAAGATAGAATAAAAAATAAAACATGGACACCCGGAGAAGATTGGGTTCATTATGCAGGTCCTTATTTCGATGAAAGGGAATATGTTGCCGCCATAGACAGTTTATTGGGCGGGTGGCTTGCACTAGGAGAAAAGGGAATCAAATTTGAACAAAGGTTTAAGAAATGGTTTGATAAAGATTATGGTGCTTTAACTAATAGTGGTTCAAGTGCAAACCTATTAATGATATCTGCATTAAAATCTAAAAGACTTTATGATTTCAAAGAAGGAACTAAAATAATCACACCAGTGGCAGGATTCCCTACAACAGTAAATCCAATTATACAAAATCAATTTACTCCAGTGTTTGTGGATATTGAATTGGAAACATTAAACTTAGATGTAGACCAATTAGAAGAAGCCGCGAAATCTGGTGCAAGGGCAATTACATTTGCACATGTTCTGGGCAATCCTCCTAATATGGATAGAGTAATGGAAATTGTTAGGGATTATGATTTAATTCTTTTAGAAGATACTTGTGATGCATTGGGTTCTAAATACGATGGAAAATTATTAGGTTCATTTGGAAACTTTGCTTCTTGTTCGTTTTATCCCGCACACCATATCACACTAGGAGAGGGTGGATATGTAGGATGCTCTACAAAAGAAGAAGAAATTATAGTTAAATCACTTCGAGAATGGGGAAGAGGGTGTTATTGTTGCGGACCAAAACAAAATGCACTTCCGTGTGGTATGTGTAAGAAAAGATTTTCACCTTGGGTAGAAAGTATGCCAGATACAATCTTTGACCATAAATTTGTCTACGAGGAAATTGGATACAATTTAAAACCATTAGACCTTCAAGCGGCCATTGGTCTTGTTCAGATTGATAAAATCGAAGAGATTGTAGACAAGAGAAAAAGAAACTATAAAACTTATTTTGAAACATTTTCCAAATATGAAGAATATTTCCATTTACCAAGACCTAGAGAAAAGTCCGACCCGTCTTGGTTTGCATTTCCAACAACAGTAAGAGATAATGCACCATTTGTAAGAAAAGATTTTACAATGTATTTGGAAAGCAAGATGATTCAAACAAGAAATTACTTTGCAGGCAATTTATTATTACAACCCGCATATTCTGATATTATGCCAAACATAGATGCTAAGAAGGAATTCCCTGTAGCAACAAAAGTAATGACCGATACATTCTTTATTGGAACAAGTCCTGTAATTAATGAAGAACAGGCAACTTATGTTTGCGATGTTGTTGACAAGTTCTTTGATGAAGAGTTAGGAAAATTTAAGTGAAAGAAAAATATAAGCCTCACATTATAGTAAATCCCGCATACAATCCTA